GCCCGACGCTGATCGTCGTTCCGTGATCGCCGGAGCCGGTGTGGAAGCCGATTGGATTTCCCTGCTGGTCCCGCTGGTTGATCTTTGCGGGCTTGTACTGGTCGTCCGGAGAACGAGTGCCGACCTCCATTTCGGTGTCGTAAACCCAGTCGAGAGCATCGTCGGCCATGCGGCCGCATCGCTCGAGGGAGCGCTCGAAGTTCGAAATGAATTCGAAGTTGCCTTGCGCTTCCTGCCTGTCGGCCGCCTCGATCGCTTTGCCGCTGCGAGCGTCCTGGTTCTGCGTCATCTGGCCGCTGAGCATGCCGCTGCCGCCGCCCATTGCCGCCTGTACGCTCATCCGCATCGACGAGGCGACCATTTCGAGGCCCTGCACCGGCGGATCATAGAGCTGCCGTTCCGGAAGCGGAAGAACCGTGTCGCCGGTGCCGGCCGTCTGCGCCTTCACCGTCGCGTAAGGCAGCGCGATCCTGTTAGCGTCATCCCAGGGCGTGTTCGTGTCGAACTGGCCCTCGTAGCCCATGTAGAGCATCTTCGGCACCATGCCGATGACCTCAACTTCATTGGTCCGGACGTAGCAATACGACATGTAAGCGTCGCGAGCTCGCCTGACCATCGACCGGAGCCGGCGCTTAGAACCGCCGCCGTCGTCGACCCACTCCTCCGGACCGAACACCGGGATGATGGGGATTTCCTTCCACTTCGTCTCGTTCCGTTCCAGAATTTCGAGGCCGTTGGTGATGTACTGCGTCACCACCGGCATGTCTTCTTTGCACCGGTCGAGCAGTGGGAAGCCGATCAGCTCGCCCGTGTCCGGATTCAGGATGCCGACTTCACTCCGGTGAACCTTCGAGCCCTTAGGCAGCTGGTCGAGGTAGATGTTTCGCGGGCCTGCAGGCCCGCCGTCGATCGCCAGCAGCACGCGCGTAATGTCCTCGCGTCGCCAGTAAGAGGCGACCTGGATCCGGTTGACGCCGATCCACGCCGGCGCCGTCACCAGCGCGTTGCCTTCGAACGAAACCACCTCCGCCTCCGGCCACTCTTTGAGGAAGGCCTTCTCGGTGTAGTTTTCGATTTCGAACGCCCACCGCATGTCGGCCCAGTCGGGCTCTTTGGCGAACGGATCCAGATAAATCACGTCCGGATTCGGAACCGCGGAAATGGTGAGCTCCTGATCGAACGATCCGAGCCGGCAGCGCTTGGTCCCCAGCTTGAAATAGCCGTAGGACCGTTTCACCATGTTTTCGTAGGCGACCGAGTACGCGGTCTGCGCCTTCGATTTGTACTCGACCTCGCGGATCATCCCGGCGCGCATTCGCGCCGTTTCATCATTCGCGCCGTCGCCCTTGGGCGTGACCTTGATGGCGCGCTTGTTCTGCCGCATGTCGCCGATGGACTGCGAGCAATACTGGCCGAGCTCGTCGTAGCTCATGCACGGCCGGTCGGCCGCCTTGCGCGCGGCCTTTTCTTTTTCAGACCAGGGACCCTCGACGATGTAGCGCATGTCGATGCGCCCCTCTTCGCGGATCTCCTCCCACTCGCGAACCGCGACGTCGAAGTTTTCTTTGATTTCTTCGAGCAGGTCGTCGTTATTGGGCATGGACTGCGGCCGCCTGCGCTAGCTTGCGGCGGTTGCGCTCTTCGGTGGTCTGCGGGCACTTCGGACAAATCGATCGGCCATCGCGTGTGATCCAGCCGGCCTTTCGTGCCTCGCGCGAGAGGATCCCGGCCGCCTGATCCTCGAGCGGAATGCCAAAGGAGTCGGCGCGCATGCACTTGGAGCAGACGAGATTGACGTATTTGCTGAAGAAATTCATTTGCCGAGAATTCGGTTCGCTTTTGCGCGGATTTTCGCGGCCGATGACGGGCTGAGGTTGCCGGCCTTCACCTGCTGAGTCGCGCGCGCCTTCGCGTTCGCGGCGTGCGAGCGATCGGGCATCGGATACTTGCGTGCGCCAGGCAGACCAAACGTCGACTTCGGCAGTTTCTTGCGGGTAGCCGTCGAAAGCGTGCCGCCGCTGGGCTGGCTATCGATAGCTTTCTGCGCGGATCTGAACCCGGTGTGTGGCTTCACTTTCATGGCTTGACTCCCTGTGGCGTAGGCGCCGCCGGCGCCGGCGCTGGAGCGCCGGGCAGAATGAGATTCTCGACTTTGACCAGGAGCGCCTGAAGCGGCGCGGTCGCGGCGATGTAGCGGTCCCAGAGGATCTGCTGCTGGGCCGGCGTCTGCGATTTGATGAGCTCGACGACGAGGTTCGCTTGCGCGCTCAGGATGCCGAGAATCAGTTCCGTCAATGTGCGTCTCCTCAACGAAATGCGCAATACTACTCGCATGCAATCAAGTGCAACCGCCCCTCCGCCCACACCGCCGGCCGGGAAGATGTCGCAGCGTGGGCCCCAGCAGCCCTCTCCGTGCCGCATGGTCATGTATCACGGCCACGGTCATCCGGAACCGGCGTCCACCGCTGCGGTCGTCAGATCGGTGAACGACGACGGGACACTCGAGCTCACGGTGTTCGGCCCGAAGGGCTGAGTTCCGTACTCGAACGTTCGTCAAGGCACCGCGGTCGGCCAGTGGGATTGGCCAGCACGCGTCTAGTTGAAGACTGTGCCGCCGCCTGCAGGCCTGCGTCGCACTAGCGGCACCGGCGCTGCCACCATGCGGTCGATGCCATCCGTGACCAGGTAGCGCGTCGCATCCATCAGATGGTCGTGTTTCTTCACGATCTTCGACTGCTCACCGAGGTCTGTTTCCTTTTTCCGCCGGTGGTACCGGCTGAACTCAGAGCGCCAGCGCGTGAGGCTCTTGAACACCTTCAGGCGCCCGGTAATCATGCGCTCCCACACCTCGAAGATGCCGGTCTCCACCAGCTTGTGGCCCGCCGGCACGACGTTCAGGCCGTGCTCGCGATAGAGCACCAGCAGCTTTGAGCCGTCGATCTGGCTCGACTGCAGCGCGGCCGGATCCGCCACGCCAGGGATCCATGCGTCCTGGTTCTGCAGGCCCTTGATCGCCGTCGAGTGCGCGAGAACGTTGTACTCCTCCGAGTAGTATTCCCGGTAGAGGTATAGGATGTCCGTGTCCGGATTCAGCGCACCCCAAACGACCGCGGTCTTGCCGACATCGAGGCCGAACGCGCGCTTCCAGTGCTTCGGAATTGGCTCGTCGTCGACCAGCAGCTCTTCGACGTCGATTGGATAGATGGCTCCTTCGCCAAGTGCTGGTTCGCCCATTTCCCTAGCGCGTATCTGCGATGGCAGATACTTCTTGCGCATTTTCTGGATTTCCGCGTCGCTTAAATGCGGTGCGTCCGCCCACGTGATCTGAATAAAAAACTTGTCCGGATCCGAATCGTTCTCCAGGAACGTACGCACCACTTCGGTGTCGCCCTCGAGCGGCGTGAAGGTGATGATCATCAGGCCGCCAGGCTTGCCTGGATCCGTCGACATCAACCGCATTAGGCACTCGTCGTAGACGTCCTTCGGCGGTTCCTCATCGCACCACACCAGCTCACGCTCGGTGCCTTCGAACGAATCACGGTCCTTGCAATAGCTCTTGAAGCCGATCGTGCTGAGGCCTCCGGAGGTGTGCCGGATGTAAGCCGTGTCGATCGCGTTGGCAATGCCGCCCGACTTTGGAATGGTCGAGATGATCGAATCGCCCGGGATCATTCCGGTGCCCATTCCGATCGCGATGTTGTTTTCGTCCTTCTGCCGCTCGAGCGAGCCGAGCAGCTTTGCTTGGACGATATCGCGCGTCGTCTCCGCGGTCTTGCCGGCTACCCAGGCACGGATCGGAAGATTGAAGCGCCGGCCGACCCACCAGGGTGGATACTGACCGGTGGCGTGCAGACTGACCTCGTAAGCGCCAAGGCCCTCTGTTTTTCCAGTGCGATTGCCACAAATGGCCAGCCTTTCGGAGTGAAGAGCGCCGGCGGCAAAAAACTCTTGGTGTTTGACGTAGAGCTCTCTCCGGAGCCGGCCCGTTTCCGGATAAAAGCCGTCAATTTTGCGTCTGGAGCGCGCACGGAGCTCAGCGCGGAGTGCCGCCGGCGGCTTCCAGCTTTTCAGCAATCGCGATAAGAGCTCGGAGTTCGTCATCACTGAGAACGGCAAGCTCGGCGTCGCGCACCGCTATCGGGCCGCCGTTCGGTCCACTCACCTCGGCCGAAACGCGGCGGGAATATTTTGCTGGCTTGAAGCGCTCCAGCAACCGGAGCATGATCCCGTCCGAATATTTCCGGATAACGCCGCAGGGCTTTCCCTGGTAGAACACGGCGTCCTTCACGCCTTCCATCGCCCGCCCGATCGCGACGGCCTCCAGCACGTCAGCGAATTCCGCCTCTGCCTTGGCGAAATCGGCGGCGTATTTTCGGTTCAACAGCCACCGGTAGTGGCAGGATTTCTCGACGCCGGCGGCCGCCGCGGAAAGAACGACGCTGCCGTTCACCCTGAACGCGGCGAGGAAGGCCCGCGCTTTCGCGGTACCCGCCTGGCTCATGACTTAGGGTTCGGCGGCGAGTAGCCGAGCCTTCCGGCTTCAAAACCGCGGTGCGCGAACCGCGCGACTCGGCCGAAGAAGTAGAACACCGCGATGATGACGGTCACGCGCCCCTCTTTTTGCTCGCCGGTTCGAGCTTCGCTTTCTGCCCGTTCAGTTTTTCCCAGCGCGCGATGATGACGTCGACGAAACTCGGGTCGAGTTCGACGCCGTAACAGGCGCGGCCCGTCAGCTCGCAGGCGATGAGCGTGCTGCCCGAGCCCAGAAACGGATCTAGCACCACTTCGCCCGCCTGTGAGCTATTGGTGAGGCACCGGACGATGAGATCGGTAGGCTTCATCGTCGGATGCTCCGAGCTCCGCATCGGCCGGCGATATTCCAAGACGCTGGTCTGCGAATTGCCGCCGAACCAGCGCGAGCTGTTCTTCCCGCGGCCGGGCCTGCCAGAGCCGGCCGTGTATCCGAACAGAATTCCTTCGTGGCGGTAGTGGTAGTCGGTGTGGCCGACGACCATCGAGTCCTTCACCCACGCGAGCTGCTGCCTGATGCGCCAGGTTTCAGGCACTGAG